AAGCACATATTCTTGCACATAAGGCGGGCTATGTGCGCGTCGAGAGTGTAAAGAACTGGTCAGCCGCTCCGCTTCTCAATAACTAGACCTTATTGAGAATTGTATCTAGATGTGCATATGTGTGTCGAGATGTGTATCTAGATGATGATGTGTGTCTCGTCGAGATTATGATGAATGACGCGCATCTCGTCGAGATTACTGATGATGATGCGCGTCTCGACTAGATTTTTCTAGAAGTTTTTGCTGAACACGAACCCATCTTCGAAATCAAAATCATAACGAAGATTGCAGTTCCAGGTAGCATCCCAATCAACTACCACGAACGAAGGTGCATCAAACGCATACACATTGGTGGTAAACTCTTCAGCAAAGTCTGCCTCAGAATCATAACGACCCTGATACGAATCTTCGAAGTACTCAAGCAGCGACTCATCATCGTGCAGTTCAAGGAATGCATTCACAGGATCACGACCATAATCTTCACAGAGTTTGGTGTACACTTCCTGATACTCTTCGGAGATCTCATTCTCCTCCAGAACATCATTGTTGATCAGTCCCTTGACAGTCAGCAACTCAGTGTAGAATTCGGTATACTTGAGTTTGCCATCACGCTCATACCCACAGGCACGAACGATTTCAGACATCTTAGCAGGCGGGTTTTGTGCCTGCATTTCGTTCACTTTGTTCAGCAGGTTGGAACCAGTCAGCATGGTGTGTGTCTCAGGAACGAATGTAATGTAGAACGGATTGGTCAGGACCGCAAGGGGGTGTGTGCCAGTTCTCAGATTGGCACAAGCCCGAACTCATCGATCATAATATCCCGCACGTGTTCACGATCAAAACTATCACCACAAAAATGAGCACCACTGGTGATATATTTAAATGTGGCATCGATGATCATCTCATTGGTGGCACCCATATCATAAATTCCACCAGGACCATAGAAAGACTTCACGTAGTTAACGAATTCCATCACTTCACCTCCGCCAGCAGGAGTTTGTGAATGCGATCTGCTTCTTCGAGGATATCACCATCCAGGCGATCCCATTCTACCCAATCATAGGCAGATCCTGCAGTTTCGTATGAACCATCAGGCAGCAGCGGAGCATACATCAGAACCCGCTGATTGTTTGCATCCAGAGTGTAGGTGCAATTGTTGAGTTTGGAGATGGCGAAAATCATCGGATTTCTCAGCGACGAATGTAATTTACCAGGACTCAGGGACCCTGTAAACCCTCATTGTGCCACTTCCTCAACTGGCACAAGCAACGAACTCCTGGACATAGTAGTCCACAGGCAACTCAAGTTCTGCCGCTTTGTTTTCCCATTCCGCCCATTCTTCGGGGGAAGCATCATTCAGGAAATCTTCGAAGGTATAATCGAAGGCAGGACCACACATTGGTTTAATTTCGAACTGTGAGAATATTAATCCACCACGTGGCAGAGATCAAGGGGTCTTGTGCCAGATCTCAAACTGGCACATCATTCGAACGGATCGTATTCCTTGATGGTAACGTGGATATCCTCGTTGGGTTCCAGTTTCAGCAATTCGCGCCAATCAATTGCATCCACGTCCAGATCATCATAACACATAAGATCTAACGTGACACGTAGAGTACGCTTAGCGTGTGTGAGAGTCATGTGTTTCTCGTGCGTTTTATTAGATTATATCATGCGTAATGACGATATGCAAGCGTTTCGTAATCTTGCCCATCTCGTGCATAATCCTCGTCGAGCTCTGCATCTTGTGCATAATACTCGTCGAGATCGTATGAGTAATCTGTTGCGTATGTATAGTCGAGATCGTAGTCGTCGTACATAGCTCGTCGAGATTGATGATTGATTGTATGATTGTAGCACATATCTCGACGAGATTGCAAGCCCTTATGCTCACCCGTTCTCGTCGAGATATGAGTATATATGTATTCTCGTCGAGATTTGTTAAGGAATGCTGATATAATGATATCTGATGTGTATCTCGTCGAGAATTATAAGACTCGGGCGTCTCGTCGAGATCTTATGAGTCTTGTGTGGGTCTGGGAACCTGGCGCGGGGGGTGGGGCTTGACAAACTCCGCGTCTTATGCTATACAGGTAAAGGTTGCTACAAGAACCAGCATTCTCATCAATTAACCTAAATGATTCTCAATTAAACATAATTATTGAGAATATTATAAAACACTAACATATATTTAATCTAACATTAACTATACCATACAATATTCCTAACCTATCATCAAATCTATCATACCGTGTTATTAATTATACATACAGTGTTATAAAAACCAAAAGCACACTGTGTTATAGATATGGCAAGAGGCATCATTTACCTCATTCTCAACAAGCAAAATGGGCACAAGTACGTGGGAAACACCACACTTGCGATGAATAAAGAATGGGTACACCACATAGAGAGATCGAAGAGAATGTCCTCTGAACCATTACATAAGGCATTCAGAGAACACGGTGTGCATAACTTTATGATTAAAGAGATAGATGAATGTGATGAATCTGAATTTACTGAGAAAACAAACTATTGGATCGAACAATATAATCCTGAGTATAATGTAGTAAAAGCTGTGATTCCAATGCAGGAAAAGCGGGAGGAGATTAAACCTATAAAGAAACAACCACGTAAAACATCTCCCAATCTAATCCAATGGAATGAGAATACACGGGGAGATGGTAAGAAGACAGGTCTTAAAATCAAAGGAAAGAACTTAGAGACTGGTGTATGCACTGAATACACAAGTGCAAGAGAAGCAGCAACTCAAGTGACAGGTAATCCGAATAACCGTGCAAACATTCTATCTGCTGCCAGACATTACCGTATTGCCTATGGTCATCGTTGGCAAATACTAGAAGAAAAAGAAAAGAAGAAAGCGGTGTTTGGTGTCAATAAAAAGACTGAACAAATTGAGGTTCGATATGAGAGTGTGAATGCTGCTGTTCGGGGCTTTGAGTGTACTGACAAACAGGGGATTCTCAAAAGTCTGAAGAATCCTGGTCGTTATAGTTGGAAAGGTTATTGGTGGTTTTACGTCCGTTAGTATTCACCAGGAAAGTCTGTTGGTTTCTTTTTATCCAACTCTCTCTTTAACTGCAACTCTGTGTCTGTGTGAGAGTCATGAGGCACCCATGATTCGCCTGTGAACATCCACTCCGTACCCTTATAGACATACACAAACCCCACGGGCGTAGTCTCGGGATCGGGGAAGTCTGGAATATCACCTTGATCTAACATATAAGGTGATGTTGGTTCTGTACCTAATTTCACATGATTATACAATTCTTCGAACTTACCGCCATCAACCCAATCTTTATCAGATGCTGCCCATTTCTCAATTGGACAAGAATCTAATGCCCACTTGACCTTATGCTCCAGGAAACAACCACAATGCCTGCAACGTAATTGCTCAGCATCATAGTATTCACAAGACTTACAGATCTCCATTCTTTCATCAGAGATCTCTTTGGATACAAGTAGAGCATCGCCTTTCATACTCTTCTTGATCAGATCAAATGCAAACTTTGCAAGATTCGCACCCATCTCAGGAACTGATGGGTATTCGATATTGTCAGACATAATTACAGTAATTCAGTTCTTTTCGATTATTTATGGGTTAAAGTTTCCTTTGATTGTTGTGGAGTTGAGTGTACCTTCGACCTGATAATTGGACCCTGTGACTGCTCTTCCTGCTGCTCCACCGACTCCACCATTACCTTGCCATTGTCCGCCGCCACCAGTATCAGTTGATGCACCTGCAGCGGCCCAGTCACCTGAATCGCCACCTTTTTCACCTGTGACACCATTGGATCCTGGTGCAGGACCATAAGTATCACATCCACCACTGGTGCCGCCAGCACCATTTGATCCTGTTAATGTACCATTAAAGTTATTCCATCCACGACCTGCAGCACCATTGCCACCTTCACCACCAGGAGCACCTGGTTTTGTATCAAATACAATTCTTTCACATTGTGCCGCATATTGAGTTTGACTGCATCCACCCTTTCCACAACTGCATCCACCACAAGATGGGCAACCAAAGCGACTCCAACCACCATTGCAACCAGGACAACTACCACAGTTACATCCTGACTGATAGGTTTCACGGCGTGGGCACAATCCTGTTGGTCCTGTATCACCCGTAGCGCCTTTTGCTCCACCGCCACCACCACCATAAACATTGGTGGTCGAATACAAGTAAACTCTAACTTTACCTGTACTTGAGATTACCTGAATGGCATCACCACCAAATCCACCATTTCTGACTGCTGCAGTTCCTGCAGTTCCACCCGATCCATAGACACGGGAATTTGGATTCATATAAACATTCAGATTGTATGCACCTTCTGAGAAGTTAATCGCAGGAGTTGCTGATGTTGTCGAATAACAACGACCACTGATTGTAATGAACTTGCGAATTGATTTGTTGAGATTACCATTCCAGTTTACAATACTGGAGTTAAAGTTTGCTCTGTCGTTATCAGTTCCGACTGTCTGGTCAACAACATAAAACTTGATGGTATTCTTAAACTGTGATACCTTCCAATCCGCACCTGTTGAGACTGCTGCATTTTCAGTCGCATCAGGCATAATTGGATCTGTCTGATATTCACCCGCTGCTGGTGTCACATTGGTATTTCTCAATAACTCACGCGCAGAGATTGATGTTCCTGTTGATGTGACAATACCAACAGGAACAAATGTTCCTTGTGGACCTTTAAAGACATCTCTCAGTTTACTGAATTTGACATCTGTAAATGTCCCTGATGGAAACTGTGTGGTAAACTGTGAACTTCCTTGGACGGTAATTGCCATTATGAATTACAAGTATCCCTTTATTGCTTATTTAGCAGAATACCTTAAGATTCACTCCATACTGGCACAATCTCAATCTCTTTGCATCCTTGCTGCTTTACACATTTCTCCCAGAAGGATGCATCCTCAATCGTAAGCAAAGTTGCGATTTGTTTGGAATAACCTTGTTTCTTGGGTTTGAGGTAGGTTACTTGGTACTTCATGAATTTCAATAATAATAGATGAATCGTTCCAGTGCCTTATGACCCCTGCAACAATAAAACAATTAGTGATAAGATAGGTAGCGAATAGAAAAGACCGTATACCAGCCACGTGATCTGATTCTTTGTCATCTTTACTCGCTTTCTCTCCCAGTGCCTTCGCCCACAACCTCCAAACAGTTTTCCTCTTCTTCATAGACGGATTTCCTTGATCTAACATACTCCAGTTCTTTCCATTGATTCTTATAGCAAAGTACCATCAAACGATCATTACGATGAATTGAACATGCTTCGTAATTTTCTTCATTCTTTGGTCTGACTCCAATCTCAATCGTAATATACTGACCATCCTTAAAGTAAACCCATCCTTCGATGTGTTCTTTCCATTTAACGTAGTCGTTTACTTCAGGGACGTAACTCATACAAATGCTGATTCGAGAGGTGTTTGCTTAGGAATCATTGCTGAATACGGTGAGGTATTCTGTATATTTACACACTCACCAACGGTCTTACTATTGACGGGTGAGTGGTATTGTTTTGTTTTGGAGTTGTAGAACCCCCAGATACTACGAACTGGGCTACGATTATTGTAATCAAACCCATCACGATGATGAATCCAGATTGCAACAACATTACGTTTAAAGGATTCACTTTCATAATAATAACCTTTGGGTGCTTTGTGTGGAAATTCAGGAATTAGATTCATCGTCAGTGGTTGCTCTCAAATGATTCGGATTCACACCCTCTCGCACATAACGTGAAAGAAGAAGATCACAATTCTCTTTCGATAATTTCGTATCTGTTACTTCCCAACCAGTGGTGAAAAACTGAGAGATCTTATAAAGTTGTTCCATAACACATCAGGTCGTAAAACTATCAACAATGCGAGAAGGTTCTTCATCGACAAGAGCAAACTTATGGGCATTCACAACTCGCTCCATAATACGGGCATCATGAGAATCTTCACACTCATCACGCCATTCTAGAAGAACATCATGGCACTCATTGTCATTCTCTGCGATGACACTAACTACGCCACCATACTCAGAGGAAGGAAACGGAACCCAATAATCAACGAGATAAAGATACTTCATTTGCTTGTGTAAATTACTCCTTAATTGTAGATGAATCTTTGATGTTTGTCAACTGCCTTTTGAGTTCTACCTGAATTGGAATCAAATGAGAATAAAAGAATTGTTGATACTCATTACCCTCAAGCAGTGAAGTAAGATTATCAATCTGCATCAGTGCCAGAATGAATTTGGTTTCTTGATTCATAGAAACTCGGCAGTAAAGTAATCAACAGTCATCTCAAGTCTAGCGGCAGTATTCTCAAGATATTCGTCCACCAGTTCAGGTGCATCTTCCTGAAGAATACTCAGGTATTGATACCAAAGAGGAGAAAGAATTTGACTCATTTTGCGTAGCGGCAATCGGGGTGAGGTTGAGGAAGTTCAGCACACGCTTTGTCGTATGCTTTAAACAGTTGTTGATCGCGCTTAATCAACATGCCATTCCACATCAGAATGGCAATCACAAGAAAGAACCAAGAATAAGTTTTCATCAGCAAGCACCTGCCATAGGATTAACTTTCACCGCTTCGGTGTTAAAACCAGTCACTTCATAACCCATACCAATGCGCTCCTCACACTCACGCACAAAGTCACGCTTGGTGATACACTTGGTGCTCATCGTATCAACACCCTGAAACTTCAGAACTTTGTAGATGAACTGAGTGCTACCTTCGATGGGGAAGTAATCCACAACCATCGTGCCAGTGGTGGAGGTCAGTTGCATGGGGTGTCTCCCTCGATTACCTTTGTATTATAGGTCAGAAGGACGGCACCACGTCGTTCCGTAGGCCAGTTTCCGAAGTGTCCATCTGCTCGAAGAGCGTATAGAGTTTGTTATACAGTGCTGGCACACTTCCATATTCTCTTGCAATTTGGTTTTCTTCTCTAAGTCCAAGTAATTGAAGTGCAGATAGAATTACACCAACTTCATGAACATTTAGTTTTACTTCGATTTCATTCATTGTTCTTTAGTAACACAAGATGTAGTGCATTTAAGATCTCCAGAGGATCCAGAGACAGTAGATGTATGGTGCTGAGTTCTTTCGGGAGTTAAATTGTAAGAGATCAAAAAACCTACAATAACTCCGAACAAAAGAAGAAAAATATTATGCGTTTTCATTACAATTATCCTCAAAGTCAAACCATTCATACAGTGAGTTCATTGCACCATCGACGACACAATCAACCACAGCATCTTCGTGTGGATTTTCTACGTGTTTATGGGCACGATTATATCCATAACGGACACCTTCTTCAAGTGCCATCTCCAATACTTTACGAAAGTTGGGTTTCATTATCAATCCCAAGAAATGTTTTCAAGAAGAACACCAGGCATTACATAACTCCATCCATTTCCACCAACTTGGTAATCCCATTTATACTCACGCTTATTGTAATTATCCCAAGTCAAATATCCCTTTTCTTTATCAAAACGACCTTTGATAGTCAGTTTCCATTTATTGGAGAAAATATTACGTGTCCTCAGTGCTCCACCAGTTTCACGAGTTTCGATTACTACACAAGTATCTTCGTAGATATTACTACCAGTCTCCAACTGACAGGGAGTTTCATATCGAAAAGGTTTGTACTCTTTCTTTTTAACTACTGTTTCAGTTTGTGCAAAAACAGGAGCAGCAAAGAGAAGTGTAGTTGCAATAATGAGGGACTTAATCATTTTTTGACAGCAGCAGGTTTAGGTTTCTCTTCTTTGTAAGGAACTCGTCCAGTCTCATTGTACATCAAAATGTCATACTTAAACTTACACTCAAGTGGCTTCTGATTGCACAGTTTGAGAGTATCATTAATGATTCTTTGACTGGAGAGTGCTCCACCTAAAGAAAATGCACTGATTGCAATTAATGCCAATGCGGGATAAGCAGTAATTGGTTTTAACATAATCATAATTAAATTCCTTTCAATACAAGACGCTCAGAAATACACATAGAAAGTTCAGCAGCAACCTGATTATCTACGTCGCCAAGTTTAGCATGAATTGCCTCAGGAATCAACTGCACCATCAGATCAAAAAACTCAGGTTGATCCATAATATAATCAGCAACATCAGAGGAAAGTGCCTCTGACAGCTTAATGATGGTGTTGTTAGAGAGTGCCATTTCAGTCTTCGGGGTAAAGTTTCCAACCATCAGGGCGAATGCCCAGTTCCTCACAGCGCACCTCATAAACAATGCGCTTCAGCAAACGCAGAGGCATTTCCTGCTCAATCGTTTTCTGAATGGTACGGCGGATCTGTGCGTCCTGTGTAGTGTCGGTGACCATTGCGGTTCCCTTGATTACCTTGTAATTATAGAGCAGAATAGGGCAGACTGAGGGCAGAGTGGACAGTTCTCAGACTGGCACAGGGTCAATCCAGGAACACCGTAACCTGATTTAGAAACAACCTCCGCATTTGATCATGTTCAGCATCACTTTGATCTTTTATGCGTTTTTCGGGGTTGAGAGCGTCCCCTAGCAGGATCGTGCCGCCTCCCAACCGCTTTTTACAAAGTTCTACATTATCTCGCATAATATCCACCCCATAGATGTCTTTTAGGGCATCTTCTTCGCTCATATTGTGAAATAAGACCTTAATCCACTTGACTCCAGTGAGAAACTGCCCATCACCACAGGCAGGATCGAGCACCGTCTTGCCAGGAGCAAAATTGCTCAGGTTCACCCGCTGCAGCATCCTAATCACCAGGTCGGTGGGCGTGAAGATTTCTGCTGTTGCCTTGATCCGATAGGCATCACGATCAATCTCACCCATATAGGTGTGATCGTTCATGCAATCCCTGATCTTATCCCACGTGGTTCTCAACATAATCTCTCTCTTCTTCGGTTAATCCAAACAACACATACATTTCCAGATCTGACAGTCTACGATCCATCGGAAGATTTGGCAATGCACGGAATACTTTCTCATTACCAAATCCAGACCACTTGGCAGTCTTTAGGATATACTTCATCAACTTTGTATTGAGATTGCTCAATAGATTGAGACCACTCTCATCATCAGGAACCAACACATAATATGCCATATCAGTTCCACCATACACACCATTATCATAGAATGGTTTTGTATATCCACTGCGGGACCACATTACCTTCTTCTTGTCTGCCCAATCCTGCCGAACTTGTGAATACCAGACCTGAGAGTTTGTATGGAAGATAGGATGAATGTGAACATCGGTCTTGACCTTGCTGATGGTATCATTGCGATGAATCAGCACGTTGTGACAGGTCACATAATCATACCTAACATCCAACTTATCCTTTTGATCGAAGATAACTTTCTTATGAACTGCATACGCTTCCTCACAGATATCATTCGGAAGATAGAATACAGAATTGTCAAGTATTTTCAGAAAAGTACCACTATCTGTAGTGATTTGTGTTTGCTGAAACCTACTGCTAGTGTTTACGATTGCATAATCTGCAAAGGTACTTCCAACATCGGGAAAGTATTTCTTGGTATCAAGATTCAGAAACAGCACCATCTTTTCTTGGAAGATCTTCAGGATCTTATTGGATGGTGATAGAAAACTACTAGGAGAAACCTGAAGGAGAATTCCTCCAGGTTTTAACCACTTATCAAATGCACGTTGTGTGAAATCAATCCACAATTTGTGTTGTGTTTTCTTCTTCTTTGTAGAATCCTGAAATGGGGGATTCGTTGCCACAACATCAAACTGCATCAGCACACTCCTGCTTTCTTGAGATTAAGATAGGTATTGATAGAGGTAGAAATCTCCTTAGACTTCTTAGGGCGGCGCTCACCATGAACCAGGTCAACACCTTCCTTCTCGTGATATTGAGCACCAGAGTATTTCGCTTTAGGAAGATACCAGGCACCATTCTTTTGCAGAGTGAAAGGAACTTCGATGCTCACAATCACACCAGCAGAATCACGCAGAGTGAACAGAACACCCTTCTTATTTGTAGTATATTCTACCACAGATTCATCAGAGTTGACACGCTCCAGAATCTGTGCATACTTCTGATTAAACAGGGAGCACAGATATTTGCCCTTACCAACAAGCAGAATCTCCTCATCATAGTTGAGTCCTGCCATCTTGATGATGCGACTCTTAACTGCATCTTTAGAGATTGAATCCAGAGCAGAGATGATAGTTTCTGCTGCTTTCAGACCATAGGATGCACAATCACTCTTCCACTGAGAAGACACATTACTCCAGTAACGTGCTTGCTCACCATAAGTGTAAAACTCTTTGATGGTATCATTCACAGTGTCAAAGAAGTTATACACATCTTTGAGAGCACTATAACCCAGTTTCTCAATCAGATCATCACGATATTCACGATCACATCCCTGAAATACCTCTTGAGTGAAAGGATCAATGAATGTACCAACGCCAGCAGATTCGAACAAGAAATTATTCAGAAAAGAGTGCCAAGTACCAGAGCACAACTGAATGCGATTAAAACCTTTTTTGTAGTTCTTGAGAGAGAAAGAAACAGTGGAAGCATCCTCAAACTGAATGACAAAATCACCTTTCAGTTTCTTATCCCTAAACTCACGCTCAACATCTACAAAGTCAAACTTGCGTCCAGGATACTTGGCAAGCAAATCAGAAAAGAACTTATCAACAACAGCATCAATGTTTTCCTTGTAGACACTCTTGTTAAACTCATCCAGCACATCACGATCCTCACAATACTGAGTGAAAGTGTGATGCTTTTGAATCACATCATCAGTAATGGCAACTTCATTCTCAACAGCATGTGCTTGCAGAAGGTACACAATGTACGCTTCTGCAGCATCCTGAATGAAATGATCTTTGGTGCAACCAGCGCCCATGATGTGTTTGTGACTGTGTTTATTATACTGCCTGCATCAGGCGGTTTGGAAAGAACTGTACCACTTTCTGAACTGGCACACGGTTTTTCTCAATCAAATACTCAAGATATAGGGTTTCTTCTTGCTCTCGTGCCTCAATTTCGTGTGGTTGATGCCAATAGTCGTAATTTTCAACGGGTTCTTTACCATAGTACATTTTTCCACGCTTGGACCGCAGCGAACCGACTACCCACTGGCGCAGATGAACCAGTTCATGCAAAAGAGTTTTTATATACAACTCCTCATCAAAATAGGTGCCAATCTCAATCAGAAACTCACGGGGACGATAAGACTCACCCACATAATCACAGTAACCATAAACTCCTTCACGTTTCAGACCACGATGAAGAATCTCCACCTCAATCTTGTGTCGTGGAAGGAATCGATTCAGAAACCAAGTGGTAACGTCCTCACAGAGGCGTTTAGAATAACCGTATCCAGAAAGAGTGATGTAAGACATTGACCCCAGTGCAAAAACCAAATGAACGAAGAAATGAAGATCAGTTTGTCAGTCGTAGTCATCGGGTGTTTCAATCAAGTTTCCAATAATTACTCCCAAAGGAATACCTAACAGAATCCATAGAAATAACCAAGTTAGCATTGTCATCAGCAACTAAACATCATAGCACCCAATCCTGCACCAAACAATGCCCAAGAGTTGTTGTTTCGGTAACTGCTGTTGTAACTCCCAGAAGAACTTCCACGACTATAATTGTTAGACCAGTTGTTGCTGTAATTGTAACCAGTTCCACCAGAAAGTGCTCCAGCAAGACCAGCACCCATAGCAGCACCAGCATTAGGATTACAAACTCGTTGATATCCTTGTTGATATGGACCAGGACCATATCCCCTTTGTTCATAGAAATACTGGTTGCTTATACCATAGTTGCAAGGAACTTGTGCCTGCACAGGTCGGGTTGTGGGTGGATAATAGTTTCCATACTGATCATATCCACCAGGAACATTTACTTGGCGAACATCTACACAAGCAGGACCAACGTATTGTGCTTGTGCAGGAACTGCAGCAGCAGTTGGAAGTGTAAAGATGAGAGAAAGAATAAGTTTTTTCATTGATCAGCGAAGATAGAGATAACCACCCGCCCAGTCAGCGTGTTGCAGCAACCATTCACGCTGCTCAATCAGACGAAGATCAAAGCGAACACCCTTAGCAGGTGCTTTCCAAGATGCAGACTTGTAAACTTGACCAGTCTTTTTATCAATAAAAGCGTGAACAGAACGAGAACCACCACCATCAACAAAGATAACTTTGTGATACTTACGACCACTATCAACAATGAAGTCAACAGGAGAAATGCCATTACGCAGTTTCTCAATGCAGGCGATGTGATACTCAGCGTTTTCACCCTTCTCAACGTGCCGCTTGTGCCCCTTGATGGCAGTTTCCAGATAGTTCTGCCGCAGTGCCTCACAGAGGGCGTAGGTGTGCGCCAGAACGGCGTTAGCGATGTTCTGCCGCGCTTCTTGCTGGGCAGCGTAGTCAGCGAAGGTCGTGGTGGTCATCGGGGTTGTTCCCTTGTGTATGAGAATATTATAGGGCACCCAGAGGGCACCCTGAGAGGTCAGTATGCCAGTTCTTGATCTGGCACCCAGTAGTCATCAGATTCAAGAATACCCATCCAATCTTGGGGATCGGAATCATACAATGCAATTTCCCGAAATTCCTCAATCAGTTCAGATAGATCCATAAGAAGTCCTCAACTACCTTGTTATTATAGCAGAAAACCCGCCTTGTGGGCGGGTCGTGTACCAGTTGTTAAAGTGTCACTTGTTCATCTGAAGCGTGGGCACAGGCATACCACCTTCGGTAGGCACATAGATCGTCACATTACCTTTGTTGGAACCTTCCTCCAGCCCAGTGATATACAGATACTGAAGATACTCACGATTGTCTTTCAGACTATCACCGATGATTTGGTTTGCTTTAGCAACACCAGTAGCACGGATGATTTCGGCATCAGCAAGTTGTTGAGCACTATCTTTCTTTGCTTGTGCTTCCAGCACTGCTACCTGACGAGTGTATTCTGCCTTTTGCAGTTCTGCCTTACCAGCAAGAGATTGTTGCCACACATTATACTGGGGACCACCGATAAAGATGAGACCACCAACCACAACTACACCAACAACGATTGCAGCAACAGCAGGATCAATAAAACCGTTTTGTTGTTTCATAATTTACCTCAAATAAAGTTCAGGGAGTAATCCAATCGTAACCATCGGGTTCTACAACACTCTCAGATCCATCATATTCATCAATACGATAAGGACCAGAGACTTTGGCAATAGCAAGTTTAGCACACATTCCGTTTGCTTTGTCACCCAGTTCTTCTACAACTTGAACAAGAATAGGGTCGTGACGGACAATATTATGGTCACTCCAAGTTTGTTCGGAATACTTTTTATTGTAAGCAATTCGTTCTTCAATTGGTGCAGAATACCAATCTTCTGGTTTTGTAAGACGTTCTTCGGGTGGAACCAACCAAACAGTGAACATATCCATGAAGTCACCATCTTCAATCCAAACTTCTTGACCTTTGATTTCCCAGTAACGCTTGCACGCTTCACGGGACAGATTGAACCCACCGAAGCAGGCATTATAGACCACTTTAGTCATTTTGAAGAAACGTTAGATTTGAAGATAAGATTAGCAAGGAAGATGATAGCAAAGTTCTGCCAGAAGGACAAGGTTACACCAAACCAAGACAGAATCAGTCCAAGCAACCACGCCTCAAAGAAGAGACCAGCAACAGCAAGGACAATTACACCGAAAGCAAGAGTGAGAATTTTCATAGATCAAGCAGCAAGAGCAGCAGAGGGGATTTCAACAATTTCAGGCAGTTTGCTATCATCAAACTGATGCATATTATAGCAAACCCACTCACCACTACGGAAGACATAAGCATACTCTTCACTATTATCAGGAAGAAGATACTCACACAGGTCAGCATCAAGGCGAGGAGGGCAATTCTCACCGCGAGCACTATAATACTCGGGTTGATTGTCATCATTCCAACAGGTGCTCATATCGCCACCATCAATCAGTTCGGCAGCGAGTTCTTTGCTATTGTAGTGCGTCTTCAGAATGCGACCCAACCAGGACTCATAACCATCCCAGTGGTGGTAAGCAGAGAGAATAGAACCGTCACGAAGTTCGATGCCAATGCGAGAGCGGGTTGCCATTGGGGCGTTTGTTGATTACCCATATATTATAAGGGGTCCCCAGCGCCCCGAGAACCCCCCTTGTGCCAGTTTGTGAACTGTCCTCAATCCTCGTAAATTCTACACTCTGGTGCATCAGGATGAGTATCACAGTAAAGTTCTAATGGTGTAGGATCGTGAGTGTCTTCAGGATGATTTACTTTGTATGTTTCTAGTGCCTCAAGTTCTTCCTCAGTATGTCTACGTGCTTGAGGTGATATTTGTGGGTCATTCAGAATACCAATATCTTTCTGAATATGTTGGTCGATGTTATCCATTGAGATCGAAAAGAAAGGTGTGTATATAATCAGTTGCAAATTGTTCAGAGTAATAGGCTTTTAAGATCCCGTGTGCTGGATCTTTCGCTGCCATGTGAACATCATAGTCTTGATGGAACTGTTTGTCAACAGATCCTTGTTCAGTTTCCGCAAGACATAATTTATATTGTTCCAAGTATTTTCTTGTTATCTCTATATATTCTTCATAAAAATCACAATCTCTCTTGGAAGTCCAGAACTTCTTGGAGAAATACTTAGTCAGATCATAAAATTTAGAATTTTCCTGGTCTCTATCAGGAAACTCGCCAAGATAGTTTAAAACGTACTGTTGTTCGTACTCTGTATCGCCACGAACAGGGTGAAAATCAGTCGCACCAAAATACTTCTTGGTTCCAATTCGAATATATTCCGTACCAAATATCGGAGTTTCATAACAATATTCGGGATAGATGACTAGGGTCTCGGCGGTAAACTTCCCCTTAATGTCAAGATCACAAATACGAATACGACGGCATTGGTCGGCAGTCCAAGCATAACTATTGATAATAGCAACATCGTTTTCGATCGTTTCATCTAACCATTCAGGTAAAGATGACTTTTTTAAATCAAAACATTCATTTACAAGGTCTTTTAACATATTAGTATCTTAAGGATTAATCTTTCCAATTTTTAGGAGGCGGAGAATCGGACTTTCCCTCCAGAGAACGGACCATAAGTTCAGTGAACTTTTCCATTTTTTCTGCAGAAACTGTTTGCGGAGCATATGTAATTGCATCCTTAAGTGCAACAAGTTCATCCCATTCTTCTTTTGTAAGAACTTCGGTGCCAGTTTTTGCAAGAGTCATAGTTGTTTGGCGATTTGACTCAATGTTAGCATTACAATACAATACTATCTAGAAACTTAATGTTTTCTTTGGGATCATGTAATATATCTTAATCAAGGAAATTGGTTTAACTTAGGAACAATGGTTTTAAGATAATTGAGATCAACATCAAAAGATGCAATAATTCTTTGTTTTGTTCCGTTGTGCTTCACAGAATGTGGGTAAGGTCCACCATCTTTAAATGCAATGATCTTGCCATTTTCCCAAACTCTCTGCTCATTACCAACTGTGATCACACAACCTGGATCACAATCCAATCCCATATGAACTCGCATAAACTGATCTGTTCTACCTCGATGAGGATTGATCACAGAACCTGGAGTTAGTTTGCTTATAAAGCAATTTGCAATATAGTTCTGATCCTCCAGATCTTTGATACTTTCAGCAAGAGTAGGGCAGTTTTCTTTTGTAAAGGATACAATCTTGTTCACGTAATGTGCAATAAGATCTTCCCCTTCTGTGTAGATGAACTCACCAATAAATTGTGAAAATGGAACTGCCTTCCACAGATTTTCATACAAAGGAATCTTGGTATATCCATCATCCCGATAAACATCATACTTTGGATAGTCAAACATTCCGTTTGGTCTATCAATAAACTTTAATACTTCTTCCCGAATCTTCTCATAATTCTTGAGAAGAGATTGATAAAGAGGAACTTCTGTCAGTTCATCTTCCCAAAAGGGAGGTTCGATAATTTCTACTAAACTCATAGTTCTGGAATATATTGTTTTAGATAATCTAACTTAAGATCAAAAGAGAATATAATTCTATCACAATTTCCCTCATGTTTCACACTGTGGTAATAAGGACCGCCATCTTTAAATGCAATCAGTTTTCCTTCTTCCCAAGTTTTGGTTTCATCTCCAACAGTGATCTTACAACCAGGATCACAAACTAGACCAATATGACACCTCATATATTCTTTTGAGTGTCCTTGATGGGGGTGAATCACAGTTCCTGGAGAAAGAATACTTACAAATACATTAGAAAGAACATCCTGCTGTTGATACTTCTCAATGATTGCATATGTATCAGGAATATTCTTTTTAATATAACGATTAATAAGTTTTTCTACACTATCTCCAAGTTTTTTACCAACTCGATCCACTTCAGAGTACATTTCATCAAATTTGGACCAGGCAGTTACTTTCCAAGTATTTTCATACATTCTAACCTTCTGATCAGTTCCTGGAAGAGTTACCTTATATTTTGGATAATCAACAAAAAACTGTGGATACTTTTCGATTGCAAAGAAAACATCTCTCTTTAGATTGGACCAGTTATCCAGAAACTCTTTGCAACAAGGTTCTTCTAGAAGATATGAATCCCAAAACGCTGGTTCAGTCATGACTCACCTCAATAACTTGACAAGCACATTTACCACCAAATCCAAATGAATTGTTGAGAGTTCTCAATACATCACCAGTCATTGCAGTTGGTTCTTTTACAAGAACTTTATGTACATCATAAGAACATTCTACCATATTTTGGCAATGAGGAATCAATTTATTCTTCATTGATACGATTGCATAGATTGCCTCAAGAATACTCGCAGCAGCAAGAGTATGTCCAATCTTACTCTTTGGTGCATAGATTGGAGTATTAGGGTATCTATCCGTGATAACTTGATACTCTACAGGATCACCAACAGGAGTTGATGTAGCGTGTGCATTTACAGCATCAATACGATCAATTCCCTTGAGTGCTTTGTCAAGTGCAATCTTTGCTCCTCGCCCATCATCAGCAGGGGCAGTGAGATCAAAAGCATCAGATCCAGCACCAACAGGATACAGTTTAGCGTGTTTAGTGCTATTAAATTCTTGGACCTTCTCTTCACTCTGCAGAATCAAAACACCAGCACCCTCACCCATTACAAACCCTTCTCTGCTGTCATCGAAAGGTGCATTGGTATTTCCAAGAGCACCAATGGCAGCAAAGTATTTCATTGCAATCTCAAATACACCAGCATCTGCACCACCAACGATGACATAATCATATTCATCAAGGATTCGCATCGCATAATCAAGCGAGTACATTCCCGTTGCACAAGAAGCATAGAGTGCAAAAGATGCTCCCATAAAACCATAATGACTACAAATCTGTCCTGAAATAATATCAGGAATACGATTGACAACCTTAAATGGATTAACTCTCTTATTATCCTTTAGTTTCTGAAAGTTACCATCCAAAAACTCCACATCGTTCGAAACCGATGATACAATCACAGCAACATTTGAAGACAAAGGAAGACCAGACATCTTTAATGCCTGATCGGTCGCATGAAGTGCAAATTGCTGTGCTCGGGTCATGTTAGCAAGAATCTTAGGAGTAAACTCCTCAGGAAGTTGCAGCAAAGAATCATCGACAGGAATACCACGATGAATCTTATGATCACCCATAAAGTCTAACTCAACAGAATAATCATTATTATTCACCATATTCAGGAAACAATCACCTGGATTATTACCTAAAGCATCGATCATTCCATAACCAACAACATACGCTGGAGAAACCATATTTTACTCCTTATTTTCTAAAAATTTATCAAGTGCATCAAGATCATCTTGCAGTTCTTTTTCTCTCTTTTGATCGTGATAGTAGGACCACAAAGCATTGTGAACGTCCATCAATTCAGTCACCCAGAAACCAGCAGGATAAACTCCTAATGAATCCTGAAGACCGCGATGACTAGTTCCTTCACTCTCTGCCTTACACATAATATAGCAGATTGCTTGGAGCATATCAAGTTTATCAGATTCGGAAAGCATAAAGTACTTTCCTACTGCTTTTTCTAGACTTTCTTGGTGAGACTTCTGCATTTCCTTACAGGCATCAGAATCCCACCATTCTTTTAATGCTTTACCAAATTCGTTAGGTTCAGTCATCTTTCCCAAAAAATGTTCCAAAGAAACCAGAATCACCTGGTTTGCGGTTTTCCAGTTTATCTAGCAGACTATCTGTAGTTTGGAGTGATTCAATACGAGTAATAAGATCTGCAATGACACTACAAACCATCGGGCGTTCTTGACGAGCAGCATATGCCAGAGCATTACGCAGAGATGCTTCTGCCTCTTTTAAACTTGACTCAACTGATTCAGACAATGCCATTAAAATTCACTCCTTCTTCTTGGTGGTTTTGGTTCATCTCCCCACTTGCAATAATCAGGGAGTTCTGTTTTTTGTTTCTCAAAATATCGACATAGTTCTGCAACATCTGGTGGGTATTTTTGTCCTTTTAATTGGTGATTTAAATTATCTATGTGACAAAAAATATTGATTCCACAAATTATATAATCAATCAACATTGATCTGGTGCAATTTCTTCTTTGGATTTTTTCATCCAAAAACCATCATCGGTCATCCAATATCCAGCATCAAGCATTTCTTGATGAGTCATTGATTTCTCAACTTTTTTGAGAAGATAAGAACCATCACCTTTATCTATCCACTCGACTTGATCACCTTCTTTCAGATTTGCTGCTTCTAGAAGATCCTCAGGGAATGTTACACAATATTCATCTTTATCAGTATCTTCATCTCTGACTTCTTCAACAGGAAGAACCCACTTCTTTACTTTATCTTGTTTACCTTCATACTTATCAACAATCTTTTGATAGTATTCACGAGTAAATCCATCATTCCAGGATGAATTTGCCTCAATCTTTGCTTTTGTATATTCTAGATTGGAGACACCATTCTTTGATGGTTGCTCAGAAACTTTTTCACCTGTTGCGGTATAATTCCATCCAACAAATGTACCTTTTTTATTATTAGCAACTTGATATTCTAGATCACTATGACCCCATGGACGCATACCATCATCTTTAACTTCTTCTGGATAATGTGTTTGTTCCCACTCATCCCATTTTGCATCTTTAACAGGACGATGACCACTCAATAGTTCAAGAAGTCCAGAAGCACGACTGGTATGATCTTTATAGTAGTAGTAATCTTCACGAACTGCTTCACGAATCGCAGAGTAGATTTCGTGAGGTGATGCTTCACCCGTGCTTAGGGCATCATGAACCCAGTCTTGCAGTTTTTCGAGTGAATACTTTTTATAATCAAAGTCGGAGGTCATCGAGTTTGCTCTGAATTGCTTGTTCCATAATAACTTGAATTTCTTTGGAAGTCAACCCATTGAGCCACTTCCAGTTTGGGTCCTCTGGGTCCCAGTCCATTGTGAAGGAACCATCCTCATTTTGTGTAATTTTAAGACTATCAGCAGTCATCGCAGTCAGTATCCTTATGTTTCTTACGAATTTTTTTAAGTTGTTTGAGTTCTTCTTTGATCATCTTATAAGCAGTTTCTGAGTCAATCTTATCACCCAACTCAAGGGCAACAATAATATCTACTCTTGTACCAAAATGAGACAATGCTTTCTCAAAACAATCTAGATCCTCATACATCGTAATCAATCCTACAACGTTCAGCAAGAATATCTATACGAGCATCTAAAGAGTTCTCCATACGATAAAGTTCATTAGTTGTCTCTACATTTTCACTCTCTAATAGTTCTATACGATTTTCTAACTCCATAAGTTTAGTGTAGAGATCAATGTGATCTTCGACAATGGGTTTTTTTGATGGTGCAAGAATCCAGTCTATGATTTTTTTAATCATTTTGATTTTATCCTATTCAATTGATTTTGCACATACATCATATCTTCTTGGAGTTTACTAATTCTCTCATCAAAAGATTTAATCCATTCGATAATCATATATTCCTCTCCAGTATCATCATTTTTTACTGTGTAATAGTAATCTTGACTATCATCAATTTCATAAGGATAAAGGCGAGATTCCAAATCAGAAACTATATTCCAAAGTAGTATTCTAATTGCCTTGATCACAATTTGCCACCTACTTCACCTTCATAAGTTCTGGTCTCAGGCCAACCTTCCTGCCGTCCTTTAAGATAAAAACGGGTTGCTTGAACACACGACTGTTCAGTGAGAGAGGTGATAAGTCCATTACCTTCTTTGTCTGTGGAATACCAAAGTCCATACTTTTTTTCTTCGATATAAAAGCAGTCATCAATTAGTTTCTTGTTTTCCATCTTTCAGATAAGGATGTGGTGCATGGAGAGGAACTGGATAATTACCAGAGACTTGAGAGTGATAATCTTTTAATGCTTTGGAAACTTCTGGAGTTTCTTTCCATTCCCAGACAGTGCCATCTTTTTGCGTATAAGATCGAGTCGTCATTTTTTAAACCTCAATACAAGTTTATTATATCATACAATCATAAAAAATTGTGCCATGCAGTATCTACCATATCCAGGTTTGTGCTCAGGCATACAAATTTCCTCAACCTCATGAAATAAAAATGAAGGAAATAAAACTGCTCTATTATTTTTGAGTGGAATTGTAAACTTATTGTAATCTGAAAAGATTAAATCACCACCAAAAAACATTTTTGGTTCTTTATAAAACCAAGTTAGTGCAGTTAAAATTGCACTATCATTATGTCTTTTATAATAATGACTATCTTCGTAGTAACTTACCAATGTTGTATCACGATTTGATTGAAGAGAAGTTTGATATCCAAAAGATAGTTTGACATATTCACCCAGTATTTCTTTGTCCAATACCTTTCGATTAACAGAAAGAATACTTGAGATTTTTCTATCTTTGTAGATACCATCTTCACCATCAAGAAATAAACCAAAATTATTTTTCATTGGTTTCTTTTGACAGTCTGTGGCGGTTCCTGTTTTTTCAGGTGGATTCCACTTTTCTAAATGACATAAAAAATCTAACTCTTGCCAGATTAATTTAAGTTCATCTTCAGAATAAATGTCATCGACAATCAAATGTGGGAATGGATCTTGTTGAGATATGAGTTTCATACTTCATATTTGTAGCTCAACTTGATATCTTTCTTTTTAAGTTTGTAGCGATCAATGTGTTTTTTACGATGCTCTTCCGTTTGAAAATAGCATTTGCGAGTTTCTTTTCCATCTTGGTGTACCAACTTCCAAGGAAACTGATCAAAAGGAAATTCTTCGGTGTAATCCATCAGGTAGGTTGCTCAACACGTTGAGTATAGGCGAAATCAAAGAGTTCGTCAAGTATTTCGCTGCAATCGTGATACTCTTTTCCGTTCATACCAGTCTTTTCTATCTGATAACGGCGAACAGCAGTAAAGATTAATTTGTATTGTTCAGGTGTAAAGTTCATCACATTTCTCCAAGTGTATGAATGACTGGTTTTTCGTGTGCAAGGATGCGATAAAGGTCTTCGTTTTGTGCTGCTGATATAGGAATAAACTCTGTCTTATCATCAAACTCATCATCACGAATTGCTTGATTGATTACAATAGATCCTTCCTCCCCTGACCAAGAACGATGATATGTTCTCTGAGGAATGACGAGAGCACCAGAGCTACGATTAAGATGAACGATGTGATAAGGATATCTCCAATCAGGATTTACAAGTTCAAATGTGCGAATACCAGACAGAACACGGTTGTGGTCAATCTGGTGATAATGAATATAAAACTGCTTTGCCCCTACAATATCATCAGGTGGAGAAATAGCAGGTCCTTCATGAACCACAAGGTCAGATGCGTTCGAACCTTCTACCGAAATATCGTAGAAGATAACTGACTGAGTTTCACGGAATACTCTGTGCTTCTTAAAAGTTACTTCGCTCATTAGTCGTAAAGATTTTGCTCCTGTTGTATTCTATCTAGGTAATGATAAATGGTCTCCTGTGAGTACTGAAACTCTTTAAAACGTCTTGGATTATTCTTCTGCATTTTAGTAAGCATATTGATCCATTGATAGCGACTATCCACTACCCAACCATAACGACGCTCATCGTGAAACATATCAAATATCGTCATCATCTAACTCTACACCTTCTACAAGATCTTTAAGTCTATTCATAAAATTCTCATCCATTGGAATGAGTTTTTCTTCACCACGATCAATACGTGCAGACATTTCTAATAAACCCTCAAGAAAATCTTTAGGCAACACATCGTCATCACCAAGATAATCCCAGAAACAACTATAACATTCCTCATAAGGATCATCATAAAACATCAGAGCATATCCCTGATAATTACCAGTCATCAGGTCACGCCAGTTGCGGAATGACATACCAATAGTTTGCCACCCTGTCATCCAACAGTGTCCAATCCAATATTCCCACCAGTTCAGGGTGGTTTTCTTTTTTGCTGTTCCTCTAACTGGTGTGCTAAACATTATGCAAACCCCTTTTTCTTTTGTTTCTTGTCTAAAACCTCAATGTGACTCAAAAAGTTTCCACCACGCTGAAACCAAGTCACTTGGACATCTTCATAATTATCAAAGATGACCTCTTTACCATCTTCATAAACTAACTTATAATCATGGCGATCATAAGGTTTATCACAAGTTTGTTTAAATGTTTGGGTCATTTTAAGTAGTTTGTTTTTCCTGTGTCAAATTGATTCCACTTTGCTATTTTAAGGCACATTAGCAAAGTTTGATGTTCACGGTCATACAATTCCCAATCTTGTTTGAGTTTCGCAGCATATCTACGACGATAGGCACAGCACCAAACATTGTAATAGATTTTTGCCTTTTCAGTTAGAGACATCTATCTCCTCATCAAAGACCCATCTATCATTTTCTACATGAACTTCATAATATGTAATTTTCCCATATCTCATTTGAGCATAATGAGTTCCATCTTCACGTTCCCAAATCCAGGTGCCGTGATGTGGTGAATCAAGATAAAGTCTGACGATTTTATCGTTCTTTCCTGGTAAGTCCATATTCTATCACGATTTTACGGTGTTCAGTATACTTATCACTACAAATATAGTAGGAAAGTTTCCCACCAAGTTCTTCTGCGATTTTTTCCAATTGCTTTTCAATTTCAGTCATTGTTATCATCCCAAGGTGCTTTGCGGTTCATAATTTCTTTAATTCTTTCCACCACAGCAGGGTCTTGTGGTTCATTGATTCGTCGCACAAGTTCATCATATGCTTCTGCGGATACAATAATCCTTTCTGGTTCTTGTCCCAATCTCAACCTACGTTCTGGACTGATGGTTAGATTGTAAGGGTCATCATAAGGATAGATGTATTCCTGAAACCAACCAATACTCAAACTCTCCCAGAACTCACCATAACCCCATTCATCACCGTCATCATAACAGTCAAGAATATACAGGACATTACGAAATCCATCAAGGAAGAGTTCCCATTTTGTTGGGTTTTCAAACCTCATCCCATTCCTCATAGCGGGTCTGTATCCTACCACCATTCAGGAAAATATTCAAGTGTCCTGTGCTACCATCGGCAAGGTAAAATGCCATCCAGACGTGCTGCCCTTCATCCATTACCTCAAAATGATATGCTTTAATATCATCCAGAAGAAACTCATCAGGATTGTATAATGTCTTGTCTTTCTTAAAGTAGTCAGTGTCTCTTTCGTTCATTTTGCCTCCCAAAATCTACCATCAGGACGACAAGAGTAATCAAGATATTCATATCGTTTTGCTCTCAACATATCACAAAACCTTTTTTCATATCCAGTTACAAGGTTTCGTGTAGTGTTTGGAGAAGCACATCTATCATAACCGTCTCCCATACCAGTAAGATGCTCAATCCAGGACTTACGATACCACTTACAATCTTTACAGAGTTTAGTCATAAGTCTCTAATATATCCGTAGTTCAAATAGTCCCAAAACATATTGTGATAATCCTCAAAGTCCCATTCAGGGTCAGTTCCATCATAACTCATAAGATCACTCCAAGTTTGATATGCCCATCTCCACATCAATCTTCGCAACCAGAACTGTTTGATATTGTATGTGAGGTTCATTTCAGTTCTCCATAAAGTTCCAGAATACGACGAGCAACAACGATGGAAAGTTGTTTGTTGCCGATAGACATATCTTCGGTGATGTTTTTAGAACCTTCTTCGTGTCCCTTTTCACTGGACTTAATGTAAACTCCACCATTATCAGCGTTGAGTTCTACACGATAGGTCATTCCTTCCTCTTCGTCACAAAGTTCATAAACATCAGTCAAACTATGAAGGATTTCGGTTCCAGGAACAATGTTATAGGGTTGGAAAGTCATCAGTCCTCTGTGTGTATGAGAGTATTATAGTGTATCAAAGGGCACCTGTGAAGTGCCGTTGTGCCAGTTTAGAAAGTGTCCTATGATAAGTTAAAGTGCAAATGCGTTTGCCAAGTACCAATAGTTTTATCCCGAAGCATATTGGCAATCAGGTTAGGAATAAATCGCGTATACTTATCCAGAAACTCTCGCTCTGTAAGTTCATCACATCCGCGTAGATAATGATCATAATTAACAAAGTTTGCAAATTTTGTGAACTCATAATCTCTTTCTCCATCAAGATCATAACGGCAGATTTGTAACCAAATAGAACGACCTTCACCAGTGGCACAGTAATCAATCGCAAAGAAACGATAGGTTGGATTTTCCATCTCTTCCCTCTCTTGCCTCTCAATCTCTGCAAGTTCTTTCATCGCATCAGAATACTTGTGAATTGCTTCTATTCCATATTCAAGTGCTTTCTTTCGTGATTCTTCATTCATTCTTTAGTTTTTCAACTCTTTTAAGAAATTCAGTCGCTTGTTCATCCAATCGTGCAATCAAATCCTCAATATCAGAAATAGTAATCTCATTATACTCACGATTCAGGTTCTCACAACGCAGAGCGTCAATCATAGATTGGAATGCAATCATTTGTTGATGTTCTGGTGTGATAGGTGTACCGTGAGGAAGTCCAGCACATTCCATATTGTAGAAGTCATTATATCGTTGTAGAACACGATTACTCTTTTCACGACGTTCGGCTTCCTCAAACATTTCGTCGGGATATGGTTCTTGATTTTTCATAAGTTTCCTCAGTTGTTCTTTGCCATATTCAGTCAATTCGTGTTTTTTGTTGCGGAGTTCTTCTACTTCTTCTTGAGTGAGATTAACCCACGACATATCATCAGGCACAGGGAGATTATGTTCAGTCATCGTAGCATCTCCTTCATTTTTTGCAAGCAATGATTAAACCCATCAACAAGCAATTCAGTATCTACATTTTGACTTCCTGCTGCTGATTGAGGTTCAGGCAACCAACTCTCCACCAAATCTACAACATCATTACAAGCATCAAAATCATAACCAAGTTCATCTACCAATCTATTAAAAAGTTTTTGTGCTTGATATTTTTTCACTAACCTATTCACAACCTCATCGGTAATGTATGAAGCAGGATTATCTTTCTCATCCCAATATGCTCTCACATTACGATAAGGTTCATCATACTTCCCCTTCTTCACATCATTAAACCATAATCCTTCAAGCAAACGACGAGTTTCACCATCAGTAATAGCAACCATTACTAAACCATCAACAGTATGTTTTTTCTTATACCAACCATGACTTCCATCAGTAAATTCAAGACGATAATAAACCTCATCATTATAAGAGACAACCTCACCCTTAACATTAAATTGAAGGTTCATTCTTGGTTGAGATTTATGTGTTTCAATCTCTTTGAGGAGTTCAAGTTTTTTTTGTAAGACGGCAATTTCTTTTTCAGTTTTTTGAATATCGGATTTGTAAGTCATTTGTTTCAGGTAAGGAGTAGCATCCATCACACCATCTTTCATTGCTTGTCTAAAAGCATTACGCAGACCTTCATCTACTTGCTCTGGTGTTTGTGGAGTTGGTTGAAATTCAGTCATTTTCTAATCACAGCAATTACTTTACGATTTGGATACTTCTCTACAATTATATCACGAGCACTCTCATAATCAATAGCATCCTCTACGGTTTCATAATACACAGTTTTATCTACGTCATCCCAAGTTTGAACTTCGTAAGTCATAATCCTCTGCGTGATACTTCTTCATTTAGTTCCCAACCAGCATCGTGCCCTACTTTGAAACCTTTAGTATAACCCTCATCATAGAGTTCTCGGGCAAACTTCAAGAGGTCATCTTCATCACATTCCCAGTAAATGTCGTGTGTTGTTTTACTTATGTGTCTATCAAACCCATAGGTTTTAGCAAGTTCAAGGATTTGTTCGTCAGTCATTCTTCCAAACTCTTAATACATTTTTGAATAATGTCGTTCCACCTCTTTGGAGTAAGTTTCTCACTCGCATAAGAACTCCTAAAAGGATACTTATACCAAGTCAAACGGAAGTTTTCACTTGGGATTTCAAAGTTAGGTTTATCAATTTCATCTTCTTCATCCCCCCAATAATAAGGACGAATAGTAAAGAAGTCGTTGGAGAAATGTGGAGTGTATCCATAATCTTTTTCTCCTGTCTTTTCTGTAATCGCATCAATCAAGATTTGGAATGGACCACCCATCCATTTCTCACGAGGAACACTATATTCCTCTGTGGGATTGCCGAATAGCATTTGTCCCAGTTCAAGGTCTTTCATTTGAGTTGATTGTTTCATAAGGACATTATATAACAAAGGGCACCTGATTTCAAGTGCCCGTGTTCCAGTTTGTAAAGTGTCCTTATGCTATTCGTTTCCTTTTAGAAGTATCAATACCTTTTGCTTTCTGGTATTTTGATAAACCACCAGAGTTAGAAACATAACCAGTTTCAAGGCACATCCATTTTTGTGCGTTATTTCTTTTTGATAATTCACTTTTTTGTTCTGGTGTTAGTGAAAAAATACCAGTTCCATTTTGCATATGTATTCTTGCTCCCATTCTACCATACTCACTTCGCACTTCTTTTGGTAATTTTCCAAGTCCATTTGCATATGCTTTTTTAGCAGAAGCAGATAATTCTTCACTTGTTAGTGTAAATATACCAAGTTTATTATCTCTTGTATAGGCACCATTTCTTTTTCCAAGTTCAACTCTTTCTTCTGTTGTAAGTTGAAACATTCCCAATTTGTTTTTATGTTGTTTTTTTCCTCTCATACTTGCCTCCTCAAAAGATGGTGTATAGCAGAATTTTGTAGAGGTTTGATATGATTTATTAGCAAAGTGTGGATTTTCAATTACCTTATAGTATTCTTGTAAAATAATTTCATCTGCATATGCTTCCTCTCTTGTAGCATAATCACTTTTCAAAATTATCTTCTGTGTTGGATTGAATGTCTTATCGTGAAAAGAACCAAAATATTTTACATCTTCTTCAGGTAAGCATTTACAAGTTCTACTACCAAAATATCCTCTACCATATTCCTCATAGGAATAATAGACATAGTGATACTCTTTGAGTTCCATAGTTCTGCTTTATGTTGTGCCGCAATACTATTTATACAAGAAAAGGTGCCCGAAAGCACCCAATCTCTGCTATGGTTGCGACACACATAAGCAATATTATTTATTATGCTTACTAAACTTACCCATCTTGTATCCTTCCAAAAATGCGGAATGAACCCACTTATACATCAAATCCTGACGGGTCTTCACATCTTCTACCTCCGCATCACCGAAAAAATATTCACTACGAAGTGCAAAACCACCATTAAGGTCATTAAACCATTCCTGAAATTCTTCTTCAATTGTATCATCAAAGTCCCAATCGTTTGCTGGATGTTTAGTCATAGGTCTAATGGTTGTTGTCGGTTGGCACTCCAAGGTTTGGTAAAAACTAACCATTTTTCAATATTAGGAGACATTTCAGCAGAGTAATGAATTCCATCTGCACTAATCGCATCAAGATAATGAACACCAGTCTTGGGGCAGATTACTCTGGATACTTGTGCGAATTTTACTCGTTCAGTCATTTTCTTTCATACAAGGGTATTCAAACTTTTCACCAATACATTCTAGCATAGTGCGGGCAAAGGTAATCTCACCATAAGCACAACCATCTTCAAAGGCATCATCATAACTACCAGCACTTGGAGTATAATCATCTCCATATACATCATAGCAGTGTTTTACCTCTGCGTATTCTTTGAGAACCTTGAGGAGAAGTGTGAGTTTTTCTTCGTTAGTCATTTCAGTTCCTCCAGTTCATTCGCAAGTTCAAGAATGTTCTTTTCAGTAATACCAATCCACTTGAGTTCTTCTACAACTTTACGAAGAGTAGCAACAGCAATAGTATGAGGATGAGATTGTTCCATATCACCCCAGTCAAATCTCACTTCTTCAATAGCATCTGCGACTGCTTGTGCCTCTTTAGTCATTTTCATTTCAGGCATCCTCCAAACGAATGTACTTTTCAAATAATCCTCTCATATCATAAAAATACGATCGTGCCCTATCAAGAACAGCAGTATCATAATCTTCTTGGGTTGGTTCCTCTTCCATTTCCATATCCTTCCAAACTTCCAAGAAATCTTCAACGGACATATGGTATTCCAGAGGAATGTATGCGACTTTGGGAATGATGTGGTTAGTCATTTCAGTCCAATGAGTTTAGAAAATTCAGGAGTAATGGTGAGGTTTTGTTCTCTTACAAGATTACGAACTTCTTTACGAAGATTTATCCACTTGTTGTAGTAATCTTGTGATGCTTTTTGTGCTCTGTTTTTAGCATCAAAGTCGCACTGGTGTTCGTAGGTTCTACTTTCGTAGTATCTCATTTCAGTCAATCTCCAAGATAATTCATAGAATTGATATAACTTTCTTCATATCTACCATCATCAAAACCATCACTATATCCTTCTTGATAAACACTCAACATTAGATTGTGAATAGAACTCTCAACAGAAGGTAAAAGATTAGCAGATTGAGTAAGTTCTTGAAGTTGATTGAGAAGTTCGTTGGAAATCATCAGGTGTCTGTGTGTATGAAAGTATTATAAGGCATCTGGTGGGACTTTGGAGTGTCCTTGTGCCAGTTTAGAGAGTGTCTTCCAATTCATTAGCAAGTTCATAAAGAACCCGAGTATCAACTACCCTTACATCGTTATTCGGCATAAAGATTGTGTATGATAATTCATCTGCAATTATACGAATAGCAGCAGAAAGGGCACGATGTTCGCAGAAATCTTTTTGTAGGCAATACTCTTCTTCCCAAGCATCATAGATTTGTTTTGCTCTTTCAGTCATTTCTCATTTGCTCCAGAACATTGATGAATTGTGAAATACCTTTTTTTTCAATACTAAAAGAACTTCCTTCTTGGGTTTCCACACCATCAATCATTTCATAATACTCAATTTCAATACAACCATCACCATCATCAGTGAATTGGTAGAACCAACCATCCTCTTCGTGGTGAATACGAAATTCTTTTGTGATTGAATAAGTCATCAGGTTTCTGTGTGTATGAAAGTATTATAAGGCATCCAGAGGCACCCAGAGCATCCCCTGTGCCAGTTCTTCAAGTGTCCTCACCAAAGTTCCTATAAATCGCATCCATCCATATCTTATCAATATATTTCTTTTCTTCATCAGTAATCATATTTGCTCTCATATACTCTTCAAATGTAATGTTATGGTCATCCAAGTATTTTTGGAGTTCTTCAATTGTCAACATAAACCTCAAAGGTTATTTTTGTTCCACTCATTATATCCATTTCCATACTCATACTTGATACCTTTGCTTTCCCTTGTTTGATTTTATCTGCGACTTGTAGAAAAGTTTTCTCCGTATCTTGAATATCGTGAGATGTGTAAGTATTTGATGCCTTTGTAATACCTGTATTGGATGTTGCTACTGATGGTATTGTTGTAAGTGAAATATTTGGGTCTGATAAAGTTATTGGACTTTTAATCTCTTTCTTTCCGTAGATTTCATTATATTTGTCTATAAGAGGATTACTCATCATCAACCTCCAACATCTCCACTCACTACAATAGGTTCTACATCACCACAGACAACTTCTGCTTTCATTTGTTCCATAATAATAGACACCTTATCCATAACTCTTTCTCTGGTTTCTTGTGTCCAAATACTATTTCCAACGACACTCAAACTTTTATAAAGAGTGTTATGAATTACCATAAGGTCTGCTGCTGATAGTTTAGTCATTTTTCATCCACCCATCTAATAGAAAGACATTTATTCATAAACCAACGAGTAATAGCATTCGGTTTATAAGGCATATAGAACCTTAAATAACCATTTCCAATTGTATAATAACCTTCGTGTTTATTTCCTTGTTTGATTACAAAACTGGAAGCAATATTATTTGTTCCAAGAGAAGTGCTATAAGTTAGTATAGATTTTTGTAGAAATTGTCCGTGTTCCTTCGCATACTCAAAGTTCTCAATAATTCTATTGAACTTTGTATCATACAAAGTTTCAGCAATATACTTTGACTTATAAAAACTATTCTTTGTTCTCTCAATCAAATCATCAAACTTCTCCTCACATTCTTGTTGGATTTCTTCTAATGATTTGGGTGGTTCAGGAATATCAAGATAAGGTTTGATTACATCAAAATACTCAAAATCTTCTGTGTAATAAAAAGCACCAACAACATAAGGAAGAATACTTTGAGGTGCTCCTTTGAGTTTGTTTGGATTGAGTTTGTATCCTATTTTTTCAGTCATTTTTCATATTCTCCCATTTCAACACAATCTTTTCAGCAACATAAGGAATAGTAAAATACTCTTTGAGGAGTTCATACTTTTCGTTGCCTTCTTCAGCAGAAGCATACAAATTCATACACTCAAAGACATTTCGCACATCTTCAAGAGTTTGAATTTTACTTACATCAAGTTTGTGATTTAGTGGTTCAGTCATTTGACATTCTCATTAATAGGGGGGGGGTCAATCAATCCTGGTGGAATTACATACCAGATAATGTTGTTTGTTTTGCGAATATCTGTTAGAGCATACATAAACTCATCAATAGTATTAAAAGATAATACTTCAAAGTCCTCTTCTTGATGAAGAG